TTCTTGTTTATCTTTTTTAGATAACTGTCCTGATTTATATTCAATCATTATTTCTCCTTACGTTATGTTAAATTACAAATTCATATAGTTCATTGAATAATCAAAAAATTATATCAGTTCGTAATTTACTTTAGAAATAAGAGGGAAGTTTTCCGCTTCCCTCTTATGTAATTATCATTTACAGAATCGAAGTAGCATCACAGAAACAGATAGCGTAAGGATTGCATATTGTGAAGACAACGCTCTCGTAGCCGTAAACGCTGTATGCCAACGTATTAACACCAGCCAAATTAACAGGAGTTCCACCTGTAACCAAAGCTCTCTGAGCAGTATCTACATCAGCACCCATCAATTTCGCAATTGCTGGATTAATCTTACGTCTAACAAACTTAATAGGCTTGCCTTCAGCAATCCTAGAATTTTTAGCAACAAGTATCATCTTCTTAGCATCTAAAAGTTTAGTGTTACCACCACCAGATGTAAGTTCAACATTACCAAATACCTTCATAACACTAATACCCAACTTACCTATACTTCCCATCAAGTTAACATTATAATTCAACGACTCAGCCTGGTCTTTATCGTAAGTGTCTATGCCTTCTTTAACAGTTGAACCAGCTAACAATGCAAAGTTATCACCGTAATCTTCTACTAGATGTTTCATTCCCATGACAACATCATAAAGGTCATCACCAGAAACTATCGTATATTCCTGCACGTTAACACCAGGAACATAACTACCAGTTTTACTAACTATAGCAGTAAGTATAGCATAAATCTCTCTCTTATCCATTGAACGAGTTATAGATTCTTTTCTATTAGCAAGAACAGAAACATTATCAGTTTCAGCAAGAATATCATCTATAAGAACATATTCCATCTTAGAATTGAAACCTGAAAAACTCAGTTCCGCATCTCCTACAGGACTTCTTTTCACTGTAGTTATTACTCCGTTAGCATCAACAGCCAAAACAGTATCCAGTTCACTTCTAACACCTGTATATCTCCAAACCTTTTCGCCAGCTTCGGCAGTGAAGGTATCAGCTATTTCAGAAATCTCAACAGCTACAGGGAGTTTAGCATCCAAAGGCTGTCCTACTTGTTTGGAAATCTCCAAACCAACATTTAAATTTTCGTAATCTTTACCCATTTCAGTTACCTCTTTTACAAATTTTTGTTATAATATCTTTGTAGTATATCTTTTTATTCTACATTTATTTTAGCTTTTTCAAGCTCTTTTTTGTTTGCGAGTTTCTTGTCCGCTATTTTTTTATCTATCGCTTTTCTTTTCTTAGCATAAAAATCATCGCCTTTTTCTTTAGTTCCAACAACAGGAGTTTCATCTTTCTGAGTAGCTTTACTATCTAAAACTGCTTTTTCAAGCATTGCTTTCTCAAAAACCTCATCATTAACAAGTTGCTCATCTTTTATTTCATCTTGCTTAAAATCTCCCAATTTAACTCTTCTATCGACTATCTTCAAAGCATCTTCTTTATATGTAGCGGTTTCCTTTCTTGAATCTATAACTAACTTAGTTAACTTTTTCACAGATTCTTTAAGGTTCTTAATCTCTCCAACCAAACTATCAGACTTCAAAGATTTACCTTTAAGTTCTTTCATCTTAGCAACAGCTTTTCTTAGAATTTTGGTCTTAGGATATTTATCTATCTTAGCTTCTTCTTTTTTTACTTCCTTTACTACTTCTTCGTCTACTACCTTTTCTTCCTTCTTTGCTTCCGTTACTCCTTCTGTATCAGCATCTATGTCTTTTTGTGAAACAACTTCATCTTCCTTCTTTGCTTCTGCTTTCTTTGGTTCTTCAACCTTTACAGCTTCTTCCTTTTTTGGAGCTTCCTTTACGGAGGCTTTTACTTCAGAAGAAGTTTCTACTTTTGCTTCTTTAACTTCTGGTGTTACTTTTTTAATTGCTTCTGCTTTCTTATCCTTATTAAGCTCCATTTCTTTTCCTCCCATTACTTCTTTTGGTGTTTCTTTCTTATCTATTATTATCTCCGTTATAGAAGATATATTTTTATACTGTTTAGATTTTTCTATATCGAAAGGGAATTCAAGACCACATTTCTTACAAATAACATTGTCTTTTTTTACACTTGATACCCCTGAAAAAGGAATTGCGGTTCTACATTGAGGACAATAAATTGTAGAAGTATATAAGAAGTTTAAATTCTTCAACATACTTGTATTTTTTTGTTTAGCAAACGTAACCTTATATTCTTTAGAACATTGGGTGCATTTTATATGAGAACCTTCTTCAGATGAAGAAAGTATCAACCAATTTCTTGTTTGACATGATAAACAACTCATATTAAAATCTTTTATCTGTGGAGGATAAATCATAGTTCCGTCTTTGTCAACAATAGCTTTACATTTAGGACATGGGTAACGATTATCTGTTTTAGATTTAAAAACTTCTCCGCAGTTAGCACATTTAATATCTAAAATACCATCTGCATTTGGAGATTCGTTAGGGTTGCCTGTTCCTGGTCTATCTACTCTTCTCATCTCTCCGCTACATTTAGGACATTTATAATCTTTACAATGAACAGCACTTGTCATTTTGTGTCCACATTTTATACATTCACAATAAAAGGTTTCTGCTTTTTCTATTTTACATTTACCGTTTTTACAAGTTATAATTTCATTGTCTTTATATTTTTTAGCAGTAGCGAATACAAGGTCTTTAAAAAAAGGTTCGTTAGTTATTTTTTGAGAAATCTCTAATACCTTAGCACCAGAAAAAGCTGGCACGTTGTCTTTATCCATATATACAAGAGCACCTCCACTAATTTCCATCTCTGTCAGTTCGTAACTTCCATCAACATGTTTTTTTCTTGTTTCTAACGGACTCCATATTTCGAAAGAAGTAGCAAGTTTACGTTTAGAAAACAATTCTTTTGCTTTATCCCATAATTCTGGATAATAACTCTTAAAAAAAGTGCCAAAAGCAATTGCCTTATGTCCTTTAGCAATATATTTGAAATCAATATAAGTTCCTACAACTCCTTTTTCTCTATCGTGATTAATATTAATGGGTTTTCCTATAATTTGAGGAAAAACTTTTATAAATTCTTTTTCTGGAAGAATAGCTCCATTATCGTTTTCAGTATTGCTAAAAGAATAGATTGTCTTAAAAAATCCCAAATCTTTAGAATTTATATCCATTCCTCTCGCTTTTACTATCTTCGTCAATTCAGATATTTTAGATGCTTCTTCTAAGATTTCGGTTTCGCTATTCTTTTCGAAATCATCCAAAAATGTTTGTGCTTGTATATTTGTAATTTTAGACATGTTTTTCCTCCGATAAATCTTTAAAATATTTTATCCACTTTTCTCTATTATTGTTCGTTTTCATATTTTCACTTTATAGCACTCCAAGCACCAGCAAATGCTCTTTGTTCAGCTTGTTTAATCTCTCCTGTTTTCTTTAATATTTGGTCATAAACAGAATTAAAAACTTCAAGCCATTGTCTCTGTTTTTTAATTGATAATTTTTTCTTTACGTTATCAGGCAATGATTTTAAATTTGTATAAGGAGCAGTTTCTAAATAAATTCCTTTTTTCTTTCTATTAGTTCTGTATTTTTTTAAGTCCTTTGCTAAAGCAGGATGACCACATTCTTGGCAATCTATCCATTCTAAATTTTCGGAAGTTTCTAATTCTTCGTTATATTCGACTACGTTTCCACAAATAGGACAAGAACTTTTGACCATACTGTTATTATAATTCTTTTTCTCTACAGGATTAGTTTTAGAATCTGGTATTGTTTTAGTCGTTTCTTTTTCTTTCTTAACTTGTTCTGGTGCATCAGGGTATTGTTCCTGATTATTTACTACAGGTGGATATAAAGAGTAATCTAATCCTTCTTTTACTTCTTTATCTCTTCTTAATTTCTCTACTGCAAAATTACCACCTAATATTTCTATCGCTGTCTGACGAGATAAATTACCTCTATCATACTGCTGTCTAAAAAATTCTTTTATTTTGTCATTCATAAATGTAGTAACTGGAGCATGTGTTATTAAAGTTTTTTCGCTCATATATTTAATGTTACTAGAATTTTTTTGTTTTATTCTTAAATAAACTTCTTTTAATAAATGTTGAAAATCATCTACTCCTGCCTTAACACCTGCAACAAAAACAGTAGGATTAAGAATACTTTCTTTTCTACTAGAAGCCACCGCTTCTGCTATATCTATAAATCCTAAAGCAGATAATATATTCTTTTCAGCAGATGTAAATAACTCCACTTTAAACATATCTGTTAAATCAGGAATTAAATGCTTAATTTCTTCTGAAAAATCACTTGCTCTTATAGGAGCTTTTATTTCTTTACTTCCTACTGCTGTTGATTTCATGTCATCCATTAAATCTTGCATCTGTGTTATAACTTTATCTAAATCAGCTTGAGAAGGGGTTTTTCCTTGACTAAATAATTCAGGACTTCCTTTTTTTATAATCATTAAATAAGGTAAAATTTGGTCTAATACTTCTGTTTGTTTTCCTTTTAAAGACTGTATAATTTTATAATTATGGTATACACCATTTTTAATTAAATAAGGACTAGGGTATTCATCAAACCATCTTCCAAAAGGTTTTGTAATTATATAATCATGGTCTTTAGTTGAAGTTATTAAATGTTTATCATCCATCTTACTACCTATATAATAATCGTAATTTATCAATTGTAATTCAGCATCTTTGTTCTTTTCTTTCGCATAAACGCTTGCACCTTTTAAAAAATACATTTGAGTAGGTAAAACCAAATCATTAACTCTTTCCCATTTATGAATCTTTAAAATAGGAAAAGAAGAAGCTTTAACTCTTTCTTTATAATATTCTTTTTCTAATGCTTTTATACCTGTAGGAACTTGACCGCCAAATCCTATGTTTACGGTTTCTAACCAATCTGATAGTTTAGCAGTTAGGTTATCATTTGGGGTTACTATTCCGAAATCTACAGATGCAGAATCAACATAAAAATCTGTTAAACTACCTACAAGACCAGATACATCGTCTTCTAGCATGTCTCCTATTGCTTCACATTTATCATGAAATTCTGTAGGGACAATTAGTTTGCGAAGTAGGTTATTGAAAATAAAATTGGTTAAGATATTACTGTCCACGTTATATCTCCTTTGTGTTTATGTTAAATTTTTTGTCTAAACGTTTAACTTCTTCTAATGCTAATATAGCCTTAGTATCGTCTTTATTTTCTAAAAGTTCACTTGCATAATCTTGTAAAACTTTTCTTACAAAAGTCTTATATTCTTCTTTATTTTCACATTCAACAAGAACCCCTCTATAAATAAAATCTTTATAATAAAGTGCTCTTGATTTTTCTCTTCTATTTGTATTTGAGCTTGTTGCTCCTACCGCCCAACCTGAATTCATTTCAGGAGTAGAATTAAAATCTCTTTTGAGCCATTGTGCTATCGCAAATACTCTAAAAGAATCGAATAAATGGTCTTTTGTTTCAGCAGGACAAGCATAAAGTCTTCTTGAACCTGACAATACAGAAACAACTTGACTTAATTGATTATCTAATTTTTCATCAATAGGTATTTCTATTCTTTGGTCATAAAGAAGATTTTTAAGTCTTCTAACTGACCATTCTGACATATGTTCTTCTTTAACTATAGGAGTTCCATCTTTGTAAATATATTTTCCATTAGCATCTTGTTCGTATCCTATAGTTATCTTACTATTTCCTGTATATCTAACTATATTTTCTTTAGGATAAATTTTTTCAAAATCATCAGCTAATGCTCTTCCTGTTCCGTCTCCACAATCTAAAGCAATTATATTGGCTTGTGTTTGTTCAATGAGATAATCGAAAATTTCCTTTTGCCAATCTTTCTTCATTTTATAAAGAACAATATTATATAAATAGGTATATTTATCGTCTTTTTCTGATAAAATTACTATATCCGTTCCACCTTCTCCATCTCCAACATCAGCACAGATAAAAATCCTATCACAATTTTTAGGTCTTTCTACTATTATTTTTCGTCTAAAATCTTGAAATTGTTCTTTTCTTAATTCAAATCTTTTTATTTTCTTTTTAGTATTATAACATTTTTCTACTTCTTCCATATCCATTTCAGAAGAAATATCAGGAATTACTTCTCCGTCTACAAAAATTTTATAATTTAAACTTTCCTTACCGCCATATTCTTTGGATTTTTCTTTTGCATCTTCCTTGCTCCAAGTCGGCTTTACATATTGAGGTAAATTTAATAATTTATCTTTTTCTTTAAATGCTTTATCTGCTGGCGAATTCTTTGTGAAATTTGTCATTCCAGATAATCTCATGACAGCACCAACTTCACTTAAAGCATCTTTTCTTGCTTCTGAAGCTTTTATATTTTCTAATGAAAGTTCTTCTATCCAAAGTTTTTCTACATGTTTTCCATACCAATGAGAACCTGGACTTTTACTTTTAACATTCATATTCACCCCATCTAATCTCCAACCATTTTTAGCTGTGATTAAAATAGGATGAGAAGATTTACATCTTATTTTAAAAAATGAAAATATAGGATGATTTTGTATACAATTTAAAATAGTATCGCTTAATACCGATAAATGTATTGCATCGGCAGACCCGAATCCACAAGATTTACCTTTATCATGAATCATTGATATAGGAACGTCTAATTTTTCTGTTACTAATGTTTTACCGTATCCTCTTGCTCCTATGTTATTTATATCTCCTACTTTTTTTCTTAAATTCATTTCTTTTTTTCTTTTTTCGTCTTCAGTAGCGTTAGGATATTTATAATTAACAGTAGCTTCAAAATCTATCAAAGGTTCTGAATCTACCATTGGTAATTGATATAATCTCAATTCACCATTTTTATTTTCTTCATATGAAATCAAATTATCAAAGTTAGAAAAAAGAGTTTCTATAAGAGCTTCAGGAGTATGCCATAAATCCATAAAATCAAGTTCTTTGTTTGTTATTTTTTCAAGCATTGTGTCCTTATGATTTATTTAAATCTTTTTTTAAATTTTTATTTAACCAAGTAATGTAATCAGGAGATACATTTAAATAACGAGCATATGTTTCTTTGTTTAACTTCCCTGCTTTATAATCTTTCCACATTTCTTCGTTAAGTAACATTTTATTTCTAAATAATTTTAATTTACTTGCTACAAAGTTTTTTATCCTTCTATTCATAAAATAAATCTCACCACAGAAAGGACAAGTGGTTTTAAATTCTAAAGGATTTTCTCGTCTATAATTTTCGAATTTCTTTTCTTGAATCTGTATATATTTATAAAAATCATTTTGTTCTTTGTCTTGGAAAAATCCTAATTTCTCTTTTAGATTTAATTGCTGTTCCATATTCTCAGCAAGTGCTTCTCTAATATTTTTTGGTATTATTGCTTTCTTAGCCTGTCCTTCTTTGTCTGTTATTGTTTTATTATATTCATCTAATTCTTGTATTCTTTTTTTATATCTTCGTTCCATTACTTCTAAATAAATAAGTTCTTCCAAAATAGCAAGTTCGCTTAATCTCTCAATACTATAAAGAGTTTCGTATTCTTTAAAACGTCTGTTACCCCATTTCTTCTCTGCACTTTCTAATCCTATTCCAGCGAATTTATATCTTTTTTTGTCTGCCATGTTTTGCCTTTGTGGGTTCTGAGAATAAAAAAACCGCTACCAATTTTTAAACTTCATCGGTAACGGTCAACTGTTATATAACTCTTTCTGAGCTTATTTTCTGACTATTAACTCTATTTTGTTAATAAAAGTTTTCGCTTAAAAATAAGAAATCAAAAAGAGAATAAGTATTTATAATCTTATATTTTACAATTCGTCTTTTTGTTCAGTATCCTATCCCTCTACTATAAGTATACCACATGATTGCTCAGTTGTCAAGGGTAAAAACAAAAATAAACGAGTTATTTTTAGTATATGCTATATCTTGTGGTGGTAAGTAAGTGGTAAATACTATATGTAGTGTTTTCTATTTACTTCTTAAATACTTATAAAAAGCCTTTTGTTCCAACTTCTTTCCGTATTTTAAAAAGAATAATACTATGCCTAACTCTATTAAAATCAATA